TATCAAGTATAGACGTGCCGCCGTCTTTTATAGTAACGTTACCGCCATCTGCATCTAGAAATATGTCTCCTGGTGCATCTAAAGTAACATTCGTAGCTCCGTTAGACACAATATCAAGAGTGGTTGTACCACCGTCTTTTATAGTAACGTTTGCACCGTCGGCATCTAAAATAATGTCCGCTGCTACATCAATAGTTAAACTGCCAGAAGACAGGTCTATCTCGGTACCATCAATTGTAATGTTATCAACTACAACACCACTATTTGCGGTGACAGAAGTAGCTGCAAATGTTCCGTTGAGCGTTAGCCCTGTATCGGCAGCATGAGTTAATGTAATATCGTTATCTGCTCCAAAACCAAGGACAGCACTATCGCTGTCTAGTTTTAAATCATTGCTGATTGTGACTGCGGTCGACGCATTGATGTCAACGGTAGCTTCGCCGTCTATTCGTAAAACACCATTAGAACTTTGTTGTACAAAGCTTGCAACATCACCAAATGTTAGTTTGTTTGTAGAGTTTAATGTAAGTCCTGTGCCATCTGTGTGAGTTAAAGTGGTGTCAGAGTCTGCACCAAACTTTAATACAGAAGAATCTGATCCAAGAATTAAATCATCAGGTAAAGTAACATCATCATTATTATCTTCAAATACAGCCTTGCTCGCAGGTTGCGTACAGAATACATCTTTGGTGCCTGCTGTGAAAGTAACGGCACTGTTGCTGTTTGAGCTTGATAGAACAGTTGTTCTTGAAAGTGTGTCTGTTGATGCATCGGTAACTGTGCCAATACCTATTTCAAACTCTGCTGCAGTTCTGTGAACGATTGCGTAATATGTTACGTTGCCGTCACCGATACCAGATACAAAAGTATTAAAGCCAGATACGGCTCCGCCTAAATCAAGGGTGCCTGTTCCCGTAGTCGTTGTTGTTTCTCTTACTCTGTCTGATACTGCAAATGCCATAATTACACCGAAAAGCTGTTTGTTCTTCTAAGAGCTAACTCTTTATTTACTGCTGCTACCGCCTCTTGATACCTTTTTTCATACAACTGCAGCATCTGTGGATTCTTATCATAAACAGAGGCTTCAATCAATGCGCCATACAATAAAGCATCGTAAGCGTTGTCTGTTAACCAGTTTGTTGCATTACTGCCTGACAATGCAGTGAATCTTGTTCTGTAGTTCATTTCAATAGATAAAGCCGCGCTTGGTGTTGGTGCCACAATATAAAAATCATTATCCCAATCTGCATAATATTTTGGTGTGCTCGTGCTCGTTCGTGTGGGCCAATATTCGTTTATGTAACCAATATCTCTATACTCCAATGCTGTCCTAGCCGAAGCGGAGGACAGCACCTGAAAGGAAATGATCGTGATTAGATCTGTCGGCTTTGTGATAAAAGCATCGCCTATTGTGAGTGTTGCATTTTGATGCTTATATAACTCTGGTACATTATCAAGATCTCTTGCAAGTCTTCGTTCTGCAGTATCAATAAACTGATTACTTTCTGTTGAAAACCCAGAACTATTATTTTCTGTTAAATCAATCAGATCTTGTTTTAGTTGGTTGTATGATGTCATGATACAGTCACTGTTCCTAAATTAAATTTTATAGTCAGGTCTTTTGCAAGAGTTGCTGGCTGCATACTTCCAGAAGACGCAACACTAAACACACTGTCTGCACCTTTGCCTATACTTACTGTAACAACATGTTGTTCTTGTGGTCTTGCATTTTCTAATGCTTGTGCGTCAGCAGCAATTGATCCAGGTTCTAGTTGTGGATGTTTGCCTTCGTACTCTGATCGATGCACAAATGAACCGTTCCATTCTTTGACCATTTGTTTATACGGAAAGGCTACGCCACTTCTATCAGATATCGCTTGCGAATATTTACCTCTTGCTCTTGCCATATTAATTAGCTAACGGATTGCCCGCTTTAGCTAGTGCCTCTTCTATTTTTATTGCATTAAACTCTATTGCTTTATTATTAATTGCGATGTCTGTTTTTACCGCTTCTAAAGCAGCTGCCAAAGACCTGATCGCTTCCATTGCGTCTTTGTCTCCCGCTGTAATACGATCATGAATATTAGTTAAATCAACAGATTCATATGATACATTTTCAACAGCGTTTAGTCTTGTGCTGAATTCTCCCCACGCATAAAATCCTCCGCCGATGGTGCAAATAACGCCCACGAGTGCTGCATAGGTAGATAATTTATTGATTAGATCTGGCATTCAACATCTCCTTTAATTCTATTAAAATTTTTGTTTTCCTGCTGTTGATGTCTCGTATTTTATTCTCATACTGGACCACAGGATCTTGGCCAACCATATCTGTTACCATCGCAACCTGTTCATTATAAATGGTATAATCGTATGTGTCCAGACTGATTTGATCGAAGAATGCAGGATTTCCGCCTGGCAATTGACGCAGGTCAAACAGGCCAGCATTCATATTAAAATAGCTTGAAATGTTAGCTTGTTTAGCTGTCATCTCACGAGACACAATCTCATTGACAACATCCAAAGTCATGCTGACTCGTTGCATCTCGTTAGACACTTTAGCTTGTATAGCTTTTTCTATAGCGGCAACCTTAATATCTAGATCGACTTCCACTGGTTCACTAGATTCTGGCTCTGCTGTTTCTGCAACTTCCGTAGGCTCTGCTTCAATTGGCTTCTCGATTGCCTCTTCTTGTTCGGCAACTTCTGTTGTCGGTTCTGGTTCGTCTGCAACAACTTCTTCGCTACTGGATTGCTCTTCAATTTGTTCATCTACAATCTCCTCTTGTATCGGCTCTGGTTCTTCTTGTATCTCTTCCATTGCCGGCTGTTCTTCAATTACTTCTGGTTCTTCCTGGACCATAGCAACCTCTTGTATTTCTTCCATTGGTTCTGGCTCTGGATCAGGCATTGGTTCTGGAGCTGTTTCTATCATGACTTCTTCGTAAACTTCATCAATAAACTCTTCTTGCATTTCTTCTGTAAAAGTTTCTACAAACATCTCTTCTTCCATAACTATATCTTCCATGTACACCTCCTCTAGCGGAGGCAGTTCTTCAAACATTTCTAGTGGCGGTAGTTCCTCAAATAATTCTACATTAGAATCATTCCAATCTAGGGTTTCAACCATAACAATGTCTTCTGGAATAAATTCTTCCACGACAAACTCTTCGTAATACTCAGGTTCGAAATAGTCGTCTTCAAAAAAAAATTCATTCATTGGAATTATGTCAAAGTTATCTTCTATCTCTATTTCTTCTTCAAACACATCATTGAATGAGTATTCAATCTCTATTGGCACATAGTCAAAGTAATCTGTCTGGATAAGTTCTTCTGGCATTACAAAGTCTGCAATGACTGTATCTATATTTTCTATGGCTTCTTGCACATCTTCTATCTGCTCTTGACCAGGACATGTTGGTGGTGACTGTTGCCAGCAGTATGTTATCTCACTTACAGTTGTACTAGACAATGCCGTATAATCTATTATTAACGTGGGGTCCGTCACATCCACGCCGGCATGCCCTGAGTTATAGTTTTTATTTCCGATAATATTAAAATCAAAACGTAGTGTAAGTGTGCCGTGTGTCATATTAGGATCAGCACCTACAACTAACTGGTTGCCGTATGGATTAAACTCATAGTTGTGGTTTGTTGTATCTTGAAATGTTGTAGACTGTGTTGTTGTGTCTACACCATTACTGATAGTTTGAGTCATAGTAAATTCTGACTCTGTTGAGTTCCACCATCTGACCTGTGCACCAAAGTTAGATGTAAACCCTTGTTGCATTTCTTCAACACTTACATAGTCTTCAGAGTTTATAGTTGTCTCTGCATACTTACCATGTTTACCAGTTAAATAAATATTCTCTGTGATATCTGAACTGTCAGGAAACATATCACCCACCCAGCTGCCATCAATCCAGTTTTGTGAAATTAAATTGTTTGTAGTTACAGGATCACCTGTAGTCACAGTAGTAACTGTTGTGAAATCGCCTTCGTTGGGCGTATCAGGAATGATGACTACGTCGTTTGCGTTACTCGTTACCGAGCTGAATACGATTGCCGTTGCCGTCAGTAATAATTTGCGCATTAGGATTAGCCTCTAGTTCTTGTTCGTTTGCAATCTTGTTATCAACTCTTTCCATATATCTTAGAGCCTTAGTATACTCTTCATAGTCTGGTCTTTGCTGTTCGTATTTTTTCCACTCGTCTTCAGCCTCAGATCCAAT